TTTGTATTTATAAACACCATTATCATTTTTTAAAATTATTTTTAAATATAAAATACCATTTTCTCCTTCTATATTAGTTAAAGTAATATTATTTGGATCAAATTGTTTTGAGGGTGCTAATTCATACACTCTACCATTTAAAGCGTTATTAAATTGTACCACACCATATACAATATACTCTTGATTAGGTGCGTTATCAACTAAATCCTTAAACCAATATATATGGAATCCCTCATGTATTTCTTCTGGTTGTGTTACAGGATCACCGAGTATAAAACTTATAGGACATTCATCAACAGGTAAAACAAAACCAAATTCGTTTTCTTGTTCTATACCAACTTGTGTGAATATATCTGCAAAAGATAGTAATTCATTCTGTCCACTATTGGGGTTGTCATATAATGCAAACCTTATGAAACTGTTGATGAATCTATTTGATCTACAAAATACATCATCAAAAGTAAAACCAATGTCTGAATAAACACCAGGCTCTGCTCCACTACCTCTATGTTGTGGTGAACCTAAATTTATACTAACTGGGGTATAAAAATTAAGATTAATTTTAAATTTATCAATAATTTCCCAATTATCTCCTCTAGCAGGTTTAAATATTACTTTTTTATAATCTACTATTGGGTTTATTGCATTTTCTACTTCATCTTTTACGAATTTATCCTCTATTAACTCAGCATTATCAACAGGGAAAAAATTAGTTTTTAATGCAATATCTATAGTAGTACCACTACCTATATTATCTAATAATATTTTTCTTTTATCAACAAACATCGTCTAATTTATTTTGTTCTAATAATGAAAAGTCTATACAACTACCACCAATATCTCTTTTACCTAATTCATATTCACCAACATAATCTGCCAATGTAACTTCTAAATTTAAATCTGCAACACCATTATAATTTACCAAATTTAATATACCATCTGGTGAACTATTAACTAAGGAATTGACTAAATCCCCATCCTGAAAATTATATTTCAGAAATGTTGTATCACTTATTAATGATAAAAATTTATTTTGTTGTACGTTACCACTATCAGACGCACCTAAAGTTATATCCTCAGAAATTAATATAAATTCACAAGGTGGATCTTGTCTTTGAAAATAAAATCTTTTATCTAAATAGATGTAATGTGCACCACTTTCAAAAGGGTAATCTACACCACCACCTGAATTATCTATAAAACCTATATCTAACAAATCTCTCCATTTATAAACGTTTGGTGCTATCTGTGTTGCATAATCTGGTATCTGGAATGATTTTCTTAATTCTTCTATTTCGGATAATGTAGTAATATTAAATTTATTTATAATAGATTGTAAATTTACAACAGGATTTATATAGTTTGCAAATTCTCTTATTTGTATTAAATTAAATGGTGAGTAAATATATCCTTCATTTTTATTTTCTTTATTAGAATCAATAGAATTTAAATATTCCCTATATATTGTATTAACCCTATGATAAACACTCTCCAATCTACGCTCAATTAAAGTATTTTCATTGTATTCTACAATGTCACCATCAAAATCAGTATCAGATTCATCTATATTTTCAAAATACTCAGAACTAACGTAATTAGGGTCTTTATACGATCTTATATTATAGTTTATTTCTACATCATTCTCTAAATCATAACCCGCAGAAATTTTCGTCCAAAATCTAGTACTTCCGTCAGGGTTAGTAGTAATCGTACTACTTAAGTTAGAATTATTAATAACATTATTCCAATATTGAGTGTTTATTGATGTTGCATCACTATCTCTATCATTTTTAACTATAGTTAAATATAATTCACTTATTGGTCTACCTAAATTATCTGTTAAGTTTTTGACATCTATATCCGTTTTAAAATTAAATGCGGCAACATCATCATTATAATATGTAACACCATACGCCGCAGGATATAAATCATAATCTTTATAATCTACTGTAATCGATTTAAATTTTCTAACATAATATTGTGAAGGTTTATCTTTAACTACTCTTTTAACTGTAGAAGTACCTTTAGTGAAATTGATGTCTGACGGATTAACATCTATAACAAAAGTTCTTAACTTCTTATTATTTGTTACATTACCTAATTTAAACACTCTATAAAACTTTGTCGTTAAATTTAATGTATTAGGTGAAGTCAAATCAATAAAATTTATTAATTGTATTCTATCTCCCTCAGATAGTCCATGATTCATTGCGGTTCTAAATCCAGTATATAGTCTTCCGTTTAATTCTATTGAAAACTTCTCTATAATCGGTATACCGTCTTTAATTGTGACACCTGCATTATTTTTTACCAATTTAATATCATCTCTACTATCAAAAGGGTATGTAATCTTTAACAAATAATTTTGTTTACCATCACTATCTAACATTCTAAGTCTATCGTATCCAGGATCAAATGGGAAAAAATCACATAATGCACTTTTATTGTCATTAAATTGTAATGCGTCTTCATTAGGTTCATCATTATAATAACCTATCCACCCATCTTTTTCAAACACACCCGCACTTAAAATTTTTTTAGCCTTTATTTCATTGTTTTGATCCTCATAAATTTTAACGTTTTCATTAAATATTGTATTACTTATAATCGGTTTTATTACACCATAAAATCTGTAAAGTGAACTTTCTTTTCTTTCCTTTAGAAATTGTTCGTATTGATCAACAGTAGTATCAATATCATTTAAAGGTAATGGTTTATTAGAATTCTCTAAACCTAATTGCACTTGTGTTGTGACATTTACATTATCTGGTAACCTTTGACTATTTAATAATATTTTATTTGTTTTTTCCACTATCTATAAATATTTTATTTTTAAGTTACAGTAAGTGTTACATTAAACTCACTTCTATAATAAGGTGAAAGTTCAATAACACCATTATATGTACCTACACTATTAATGGTTTCGTTCACCGTAACTTGTGAAGGTGCACCTGCACCATTACCATCAATACCAACACTACAAGGTCCACATATATTATTATTTATCGGTCCACCATTACCATCATCTATTCTTAAATTAACAAATAATTGTTGACTTCCATATGTACTAGCCGCAGCATAACACCCTGAATCACTACCAGGTCCACCACCAATACCACCATACAAATCTAAATTAATAGTGGCTGGTACCGAATTAACTTCTAATGTAAAATTAATGACTTTTGTTGGTGTTATTGACCCTGTTGTTCCTACACAAGGGGCATATGTAATAGGAATTGATGATACGTTTGGATAAATGAGTCCATTTTCTTGATAGGAAAGTGTGTAAGGGGGTGTATTGTTATTACCTGTACCTGATGACCCTGTACCTGATGATCCTGTACCACTAGTCCCAACATTACCACCTGTTGTTGCACCTCCACCTGAACCTGTTCCACTACCACCCGTCCCAGAACCTCCTGAACCACCTGACGGATTGTTATTACCTTGTGAACCACCACCTGTGGTATTAGTATTTTGTTGTACCACACCAACAGGAATGGTTTCTATTAACGTCTCACCTAAACAAGTTTTATATACTGCGAAATTGTTTTCATCTGTGTTATTAATTCCAGGTACATTATTAATAGTTTCATCAACACTTTCATTAGATGCACCTAAACCTTGTAATGTAATTGCATTTATCTTATCTGCAAAGAATTTACCAACTGTCTTATGTAACGCAGTTTTACCTGGTACTAAACCAAAATATAAATGGTATGGTGTCTGAGAACGATTAAATCTAATACCTTTATATCCTGGTTCTGAATTATCATCATCGGTTGCATCATCTATTAATGGTTGTGTAGGGGGTACACCAAAATTTATTGTTTCAAAATCAACACTACCATTAGGATAGTTAATAAATTCTGCGGTTACACCAGGTGCTAATCCATAAAAATAATCAGGATTTTGATTTTCTCTTTTATACCCACAAGCATCTCCTGTTATAAAAGGATCACTATCATTAAATTCTGATAATACTATTCCACCACCATCAGGAATTTCGTAATATGTTTTATTACCCGCTAATCCATCAACTAAAGTCATTTCGGTATAAGTATTATACGCGTTATCAGTATCTATACCACCAGGTCTTGTGTGGTGGAAACTTCTATCTGACTTATAACCATTAAACCTTCTACAAAAATATTCTCTAATATCTGCATCATGATCAAAACGAACAAAACAATTACCTATTTCAATTCCAATATCATTTTTATCTATCATCTCAACACCAATTTGGGATTGATTAACTGCTGCTAGTGTGTTTGCACAAACAACACTAAAACAACTAAACTCAACATATGCTCTAAGGTTTAGTGATGAATCTTTTTTGTCTTCTAATTTATTTATTGTAATTAGTCTTCCATCATCTCCACTAGGAACTCCATCGGCACCTTCATAAGTATTGTTAACATTACCACCTTTATATTTAAACTCTTCAGTACTTACTTGAAATGTTGTTGGTTCTAACTGATCCATAATAAATGGTACATCATCTATATCACAATAAACCATACTACCTAATTCCATAATGGTTGTAGGTATTAAAAGATTCGCTTTATATTCGTCACTATTTTCTTTTAAGTCGTTTGGTGGTATATACGGTGTGTAATATATTTCCCCATCGTACCAAGTAATTAAACCATGTTCGATTATTGGGTCACCATAGTTATCATATTCTATAGGTCTGTTTTTACAAGGTGCAACACCATTACTACCACAAGAAGGGTTACAATCATAATCTGGACAAAAAGTACCAAAGGGGATACAATCCGGATCATCTTCATACGCCGTACTTTGATCTTGCACTTCACCATCATTAGTTCCAAAAACCTCTGAATTTTCTATTTCAATATTTTCATTACCTAAACAATCTAATTCTTCCTTAAAGAATTCTTTTCTCTCTATCATTCTAGTGTCATCACAAATATTTCTGTGATGTCCATGCCCACCTACATTTTCCCAAGTAGATAATCCCGTTGTTGGGTCTTCACTTTCCACATATTCGGGTTTTCCATGTTCTGTAGGAACATCTCTATCTTTAACCAAATCTATATTTGAGTTAATCCCATTAAAAACACTTTCTAATTCAGAAAATTCATTAAACTTTATCACACAACCATCTTGAGAACTTGTTTTCCCATTGAAGGTTATTTCTTGTACCGCTAAATTTAAGTTATCAGTTTCATCATCATTTTCTGGTGTACCATACCACTCAGTAACACGTTTACCTTTTATCTTTGCAGTACAACCACCAATTGTTATTGTTGGGTTAGTAAATAATAAATTTGGTATTTTAATTCTCCATTGTTTATATGTTGGGTTACCTTGAAAATTATTTGTTAGGTTACCATTTTGTCTTATTCTACATTCGAAATCACAAAATTTATCCTTTTTAATTTGACCAAATTTTCTTTTATTTTTCTTTAATTTATATTTTCTTTTTATTAGTGGGAAATATAATGTACCACCCACCCAATCATTGTAGAAATCAAACTTTAACATCCTTAAGAAAGTCGCCACTGGTTCTAATACACAAGAAACCCAATCTTTTATAACTGGTGTTTGTAACCCACCACAGTTGACACAAGAAAATGGTACTACATAGACTTGATTACACAATGCAGGTGCGAAGGGTGTGGGTATTAAAGTTACAACTCTAGTTAAATCTTCTTCCGCACACCTCAATGGTATTAATGGTATTTTAACACAACAATCTCCACAACATTGTGGACATATAGGAATACCCTCTGTTATTTGTTTTTCTATTCTATCATTAGAGGGACACCCATAGTTCCTACTTGGTGATGGACATGAGGTACAATTATTTTCTGCGTTGAGATTTCCGCAACAATTAAGACAACAACTATGAGTTTGACCATTTTCGGGACATAGTGGTTTACATCTTTTACACAATAAATCAGAAAATAAACATTTCCATCTAATATATAATCTCAACGAAAATTCTGCCCTTTTAGAACCTGAAGTGTTACACTTACATCTACCACACCCTGTACCACATCCTGGATTACAAGGTGGCGAACCAGTACATCCTGCGGCTGAAGATCCTATGTCTGAGTTATTACAGTCATTTGCGAATGATGCATATGTCGAACAACACGAATCTTTATAATCTTGACTACAAGTTCCACACCCAGCAATTCTAAAACAATAGTATAAAGCTATCCTTAATCCAACAGGTATCTTAAATTGACATATCTGTGTAACCAACCCATTTATAATATTTAAAATACCATTAATTATACCAACGATATGACCAAAAACTGATAGTAAAATACATAAAATAGTGTATATTGGATTAATGTTTGTGTCAAATCTATTAGAAGGGAATTTATTAACCCCTTCTGCGTTAACTATGTCTTTAATACCAATAAATCCTCTTGCCTCATCACTTCGGGCTTTTTGCATTCTACCAATATATTGTTTAACCGTATAAACCTTTTTCCATCTAAAAGGGTAAAACTCCTCTAAATAGTTATATTGATTTCTTAAGTCGTCCTCATAAACTGTTCCATCAGTAATAGTGGATAATTGTTCGTTTATAGTAAACAATTGACTATTTTCTAAGTCTTTTGGTGAAAACTCATCGAATACAAAGTTATTATTAGTATTAGGGACTAAGAATTTCGCTCTTTGTCTAAGTCTTTTATCATTAGACGTTGCATCCATAGATATTCTAAACCTAAAATCCGCTTCAGTTGCAATACCTTTTATTCCATCAGGTGAAGGTATTAAAATACCAAATTCATCTGTAACTACTTTTCTTAGGTTCATTGGTACTAATACTGACCAGTTCCCATTTTCGTCTATACTATCTTCTTTAAAGTTAAATTTTTCTATTGCACCATCTACAGTTCTTCTTAACGCTTCTATTTTACCAGGACCCGTTACAACTTCGTTCATTTTACCCATCTCTCTAGATGGTTTACAATTTTTGTTTAATGAATCTTTTTCGTCATCTGTAAACACACTACCCATAAAAACAGAAGTGGGTATAATTTCTATATTTGGTTCTATATCTACCCTATTAATACCTAACGCACTACCAACACTTAGACTATCACACCAATATGGTTCAACTGTAACTGGGATGTTTTCAGAAAATATCTGTGGTAAACTATCTAAGTTGTTGGATGATTTAAATTTAAATCTACTAGAGAATAAATCATCACTATAACCATTGTTTATTAAACTAAAAGGTCTTTCGGATATAAAACCTATATCACTTACATCCATATCATAATGTAAGAAATGTTGTCCTACAGGTACCCCAAAAATAATATAATCACCCGCCTCGTTTGTGGTTGTGGTGTATTTATAATATTTTTCATAAATTTCTAATGTTGTAGTATCATCTAATATCTCCCTTTTTTTAGGGAATGTACCCACAGGTGTATGATCTAAAGTTTGTTGTTGTTTAGGTAAAAGATTATACCTAACACCATTTTTATTTTTTTGATCAGGAAATGGTTCTTGATAATTATATATCGCAGATTTGACAGGATCCTCTAAATCTTTATCATCTACAGGTACAAATATAGATACTTTAACATTCGGTACTCCGAATCCACCATTAACTATTACTCTACCCGCAACAACACCATAATCTGCACAGAAGTTCTGATAATCGTCTTTTTGAGATATCTTTAAACTTAGAATTTCTAAAAAATCATAGTTCTGATTAAGATCAACATTAACCTTTAAAAATCCATTACCCTCACCAGGTGTTGTCCTAATTCTATATGATTTAGACATCTAAAAATCACTTTTTCACATCATTATTATTGTCGTGTACTTCCACATCATCAAACTCAGAAGTTTCTTCATAGTCAACTACATTAACTAACTTACTATCTTCTTCATATCCAGCGTTTTTCTCAAACTGTCTTTTTCTTTTTCTTACTTCTTTATCGTGTCTATACTTTCCATACCTATTAAGTAACCCAATAAAAAAGTTTCTAAACTTACTTGTTACTTTAGGTAGGGATTTAGGTAAGAAAAAATGGAGAAATATTTGTCCTACTAAAACAACTATTATTAGTGGTATCGCAATAACAATTACAAGAAACGCAATTATTTTAAATGCAATACTTCCATTTTCAAAACCACCTTGTTGTACACTTTTAGGTAATAAGTTGACATCTAATGTGTCTTTGTCGTCATTAATTACTCTTTCTTTCTCTTTTTTTTGATTACATGTTTTACATCCCATAACTTTAATTTTTATTATAAAACTAACTCATTTTTTTAAAAAGTAATTATTATGAAGTAGAAATTGTTACTTTAATATCTTTATTTGGGTATTTAATCTCAAACATTCCGTTTGGTTCTCCGAATAATGTATATCTACCTAACAGATCTATTTGTCTTGTTTCGTCATCAATATATGGTTGAGCGACTTCATTTAATGAATATTTACCATTTTCATTAACTTTGTTAAATACTCTTAAATCTGTTACATTTAGTACACCACCCACATTATTAATATTTTCTACCAACTGAGATATATAGATATTATCACCCATATCCCATTTATTGATATCGAAATAATCTTTTACACTAGATATAACACCACTAATTACATCTCCTTTAGGGACTGCCTTATCTGCAAATATATCAATCTCAAAACCTAAATTATATACCCTACCATTTTTTATAGTAACGTAGTCATTTAACATTCTATAATCTGCCAAATATTCTGCAATGTTTTGTTTAAGTGCTGATGTTGATTGTGTTGTTAATTTAGCGTTTTCGTCTAATGCTAATATAGAAACATTAACTTTGTTTCTTTCTTCCCAAACACCTGTTCTAAATGGAACACCAAACTGACCAGGCATTAAAGGTATTCTACTTTGGTAATCTTTTATTGTAACACATCTATTTTGTGATGAAAAATTATATCTAACTAAATTTCTTATCTCATTAACTGTTGGTTGTTCTTTTCCACCTAACGCTGGTATTGGGTTATTAACACTTATACTATTTCTAATAGTCGTATTAATATCTGAGGAATCACCATTCACAATTACATTTATATTACCCAAAGTAGTTATTGTATTAGGACCAATATTAGTATCTTCTCCACCACCTATTCTATATCTAACAAATAAAGTATTTTGTGGTTGTGGAATTTCTCCTAAAGAAAGGTTATTAATTGTATTACCAATCCTATCTATTTGTCCTCTACATCCAACAAAGTCATTTAATTCTGACACATCTGCATCACCTGCACCAAATATAATTTTACAAAAACCATTATCAGTATATTCTTTAATAAACCTTTGTGGTGCATTTTTCCATTTACCAACTACTACACCCTCTCTATCTGAAACACCATTTTCGTCCTCAATATAGATTTGGTTTTGTGCTAGGGCTGGTACTTCATACCAACTTAAATCAAAATTCGCATATTCCTCTTCTGTAGGTTGGTTTACAAAATTAGTACCTTCTTTAGTAATAATATTTTCTATAGATAATACGTTATCTTCAGGTAGAATAAGTTCTAAAAATGGTCTGTAATCACCTCTGTTTAAAACTTTTTTATATGTTTTGGTGATACCGTTTAACATTATTTCTCTTTTAGTTAAAGAATAATTTTGTATTATACCACTACCATCAATATTAGGTATTATAAGTCTATTGGGTATACCACCAGTTGTAAACGGAGACGCAAAATCACAATCCTCTAATAATTCAAATACTTTACCCGCACCTGTGGCTTGTGAACCCTTCAATATTTTAGGTGCATAACTTATATCAAAAGTATCTCCCTTTACAGGTATATTCTCAACAGTCCAATCTACTATAGTGATACTAGGTCGTTTACCAGGTATATTTAAACCAAAAGTTCTCGCCAATTCTAATAAAGAGGACCTTTCTTGTGCGTAATTAATTTGTGTCTCATTAAACATTCTATCGGTATGGAATGATAACATATCACCTACCGCAGCATTTAATTCTAATAACATCATACCTACAGAGGCATCGTTAAAGTCTGAAAAAGTTTCAGGATAATACTTTTGTATGAACTCTATTAATTGTGCTCTTACATCAGAGAAATTTCTAGCGTTATAATCAATTTTTTTCATCATATCTTAAAAAGTTAATGTTACTGTATCAGTACTAGTAAAAGTACCTTCACTAACTGTGTAAGTTAATTCTACTATTATTAATTCCTCAATCTCATCATTTTTAAATTCTATACTATTAACTATTAGGTTTGGTATGTATTTAGAAATAGTCTCATTTAAATTATCTCTAATTTCTGCATGAGTGATGTTATCATTGGGTTCAAATATATATTTCTTTAAATCACTACCAAAGTCTGGTAGATATAGTCTTTCTCCTTTATTAGTTAATAATAAATGTAATAAATCTGCCCTAATCGCATCTCTATCCGTTTGGTTTAGGTTTAAGTAAAATCCTTTATCACTATCTTTAAAAGGGAAGTCAATATTTATATATCTAGTCTTTGCCATTTGTATATAAATATTGTACTATAAATTTTTTGAAAAGAAATGGTAAAAATAAAGAAAATTTATTGACAATCAACTTTCATTTTAAATATTGTCCTATCTAAAGGTGAAAATACTAAAACAACTAATTCATAATTTTCTTGTTCTTTATCTATTGTGAATGAAACATTTCGTTTCATAATATTCCCATAAGAATCTAAACCATCTTTGTATGAAATACCTCCATCAATTATCTTTTTAGTAATACTTTCCGCTTTTTGATCACCACCATCAAACAATGAGTTCACTTTCATTTTACCCTTAACATTACTAATAGCACTGTTGATACTACTTAATAAACCTTCATTTTGTTTATAATAGACTAATTCACCCACAAAATTTCTTTTACCTCTTGTCATTATACTATAATCGTTATCTCCTTCGGATACTGCCTTTTCAACCATTTTTCTAATATTAGGTGGTAGTATATTAAATATCTTTTTTCTTTCTTCTACTGATAGGGCTATCATTGTATATTCATTATTATATACAGAACCCATAAAACCACTCCAATACTCTTGGTCCCCATATTTAACATAAAATGCGTCTGGTACCACAACAGAATCAAAATCTATTGTTATTGCGTTTCCTACACCAACAGGGAAAGAAGTTATTAATGAAGCACCAACATAATTATTTTCTTTTGTACCTCTAACACCTTTTTTCTCGTATGATTCATTACACTTTAATGGGTTTTTAGGTTTCTCACATTTACAACCACCAGGTACTTTTACTTTATTTTTATCTTTACAAACACATTCTTTCTTTTCTTCGTCATATTCCATATCTGTAGGACACTCACAATTACCCTCCTCATTACGTTTCATACAAGGATCTGGACATTCTTTTTTCTTTTCACACTTACAATCATCATCTGGTTCTGAACCATCCTCACAAACACATTTTTTTTGTCCTTCGTTTTCTGGGTCATCAATCTCTTTTAATCCCGCCTTACATTTACAATTACCTTCATCATCCTTTTCCATACATCTATCAGGACAACCTTTTTCTTCTTCACATTCACAATTTTCGTTAGGTGGTTTATTAGTTTTTTCACATACACACTTACCATCTACCTCTTTTAATCCCGCTTTACATTTACAATTACCTTCTTCATCCTTTTCCATACAAGGATCAGTACATTCTTTAGGTAATTCATAACAAACTGTTGCAGTACATAATACTATTTGTCCTGGGTTAATTTTTCCTTGACTTATTCTTGTTTTCCAATTTTCATCAACCTTATCTTCGGTATAAATTGTACCTCCTTGTAGATATTTAGGTTTTAAATCAGGACTTATCTTAATACCTTCTTTTTCTGCCTTAGTAGAAAGTTCTTCTTTAAGTGCATTATATAAATTAACCGCCCTTCTACTAGCTAAGTCATTATTTGTAGTTTTTTTACCTTTATATGTAGACAATTTTTTACCTGAAAAAGGTTTCATCTCCCATTCACTACATAACCCATCATATAATTTTCCCCTTTTTTCCCATTTTTTACACCAGTCATTATCAAAATCAGGTTCTACTGCACCACCATAGTAATTACTTGCAAAACCTTGTAGGGTTATTTCTGTAATATACATCGACCCTCCTTTAACCTTTGCTTGATTAAATTCGCTATTATTTTTTATAAGATTTTCTAAATTTTTAATGAAGTTTTTTACCGCACCACTATTTTTATCAACATTAACAACAAATTCACCAGACGCCTTTATTAACATGCAATCAGATTGTTTTTGTGTTTCTTGTTTATTTTCAGAAGATTTAGTTTCTTCACTCCCTTTACTTTCTTTTTCTTTTGTATTGTCGGGATTTGTTTCAGGTGTAGGATTATTACTTCTACTAGTACTAACTTCATCAATGGACGTACCTTTTTCGTACACCATTAAATCTTTCATTCTATTTAATTGTTCTAATAAATTTTTCATAAAAAATTTTGCCAGTTAAAAAAAAACTGTTATATTTGTTATATAAATATAAAACAACTATGAAAAATATAATTATTATCATATTATTTTTATTTCCATCAATAGTTTTAACTCAAATAAATTTTACTCACGATAACATAGTAAAAATTACAAAATCTGAGAGATGGGAATCTGACGTTAAAATTTTTATTTATGGTGATTGTGATTCTATTAGTAAAAACACTATAAATAAAACAATATCCCATTTCAACAATTTAATGGAAACCATACAAATAAGTGTTGTCGATAAAAAAGAAGATGCTAATACTATTATCTATTTTTTAAGTGATAAAGAGTACCAAAATTTGTTTTCTTATTGTGATCATAGTGACAACGTTGGCGCAACTTACGTTAAAAGTTCATTAAAACTTAAAAATACTATAATTGAAGGTGATATACATATAGATACACAATTCAGTAATTCTTCAATTCAACATACCATAAAACACGAAATGTTTCATATGTTAGGATTCCATCATCATAAAGACGAAAGTTCTACTATTATAAAACACGCAGGTAATTTTACCCAAAAAGATGATGAAATGATTAAATATTTATACTCAAAAGATTTTGAGTTTTAAAATATTTTTACTATCTTTACATTATAAATCAAACAATATGAAAAAGTTAATCACATTATTATTAGTATTATTATCTGTAAGTAGTCATAGTCAAATCACTTATTCAGATTCTATTTTAGAACCTTTAAGAATTAAAACCAACTACGAATATCCAGATTCCGTTTTAAACTACTATTATCAAATCACCAATTATCGAGGATCTTTTGGGGAACCATCTTACAAAGTTAATCCTAAAAAGTGGTTACACGATGTTGATATATTTGTTGCGGGTGATATAACGGATAGTATAATGAATGATATTTCTGAATATATAAAAATGATGAATGATTTAATTGACCCTATCGAAATTAGATTAGTAAAAGAAAGAGAAGGGTGTGATATATTAGTTTATTTTGGTACAGGTGATGGGTATATGGATTACACTGGTAATAGAACAATTAAAAACTTTTATCATTTTTGTAATGGTTTAAATTGGGTGCCTGGTTGGGATGGCGATATTTTTCAATCGGAAGCGTTTATAAATTTAGAAAACACCGAACCACAAAAGAGAACCAAACATGTAATGTATGAAGAAATTACCCAGTGTTTTGGGTTTTTAACCGATTCATACGATTACAATACAAGTATATTTTATGAACGTTATAATTATATATCTGAATTATCTGAACTGGACAAATCGCTCATTAGAATTCATTACAATTATTGACTACTTAGTGGCTAAATTTTTACAAGCTTCAAATCCCGCAACTGGAACTGGATCACCCCCATAGGAGTTTGGTGTGGAAAACTGTAAACCTGTATTAGGTAAATCACTTTTACCTACATTGACTACCTCAGCACCTTCAGTAGTACTTAATTTAATATCTCCTACCCATTTATGACAATCTGAGTCCTCACCCCACTTTTCACCGTTATTAGTATCCATACATTTAGCACTTACAACTAAACCACCACCATATTTATAAATATTTTCTTGATTAAAAAATAATTTGTTTACTCCATCCATAGTTAATTTAAATTCATTATAAACATATGGTGCTGGTTCCTTACTTTGATTTCTTCCACTTAAATAACCTTGTGGTTTGTAATCTGTATCCTCTCTTGTGGAATTATTTAAACTAGCATATTCTTTTCCATCCACCCTTTCTAATTTAACCCCATTAGCATAAATTTCATAAACTGCAAAATTACAGTTATGTGTTTGATCTCTAGAATTAGAGTCATAGTCTACTCTAATAGTTGCAGACTCAAAACATTCTAAAACTTCAGGTTCCACTGTTTTTTCCGAACAAATTTTCATTTCTATTTTAACAATTTGTCCTGGATTTTTATGTGTGGCTTTTGGTCTACCACTATCATTTTTACCACCTGTGTTAATAACTTTAGTAACTATATTATTTTTTGCGTCTTCTAATAAACCATCCTTTAATTTAATAGACATTTCAGGTAACTTACTAACCATCGCATTTAATAGGTTTTCTGCTCTACTTTTTGCATATCCTACATTGGCTTCGTATCCTGAATCTTTTTCGATGTCACCAGAATATGGTGTTGTGTAGTCATTTTCTACATCTGCCGCAGTTGCCTTTTTATTATAATGATTACTAGCACCACCCATAATTTTTAATTCAGTTATAAAAACTTTACCACCTTCTTCTATTTGTTTTTTTAATTTTTCATTACTATTAATTTCACTCTGCATTTTAGCAATAAATTCCTTAAATGGTTTAGAAGAATCAGACTTTTCTGCTGCAAATGTACCAGTATGTAATATATCAATACATTCTTTACCTTTGTTTTCATCAACTATAACACCACCAGGTGGGTTTTCTTGTTCATATATAATTAAATCATCAACATTAGAAGTACCCTTTTTATAATTAAAAAGAGATTTCATTCTATTAATTTCTTCATTCAAAGTTTTTAAATTTCTCATAACTATTAATTTTTATTAATAAATATATTTAAAAATAAAAAAAGTCAGCGTTTAAGCTGACTTTATTACTAAGTTTGTAAGCTTTTACCCTTACTTTGTTACAACATTTGTATTACCTCTTTGGTGTTGTGGTTCATAAGGACAATGTAAACATCCATTACCACAACATCTACCTCTTTTTAAATGATAAGATTCGGTCATTACTACATTACCAAATTTATCTTTATAGAAATCAGGTTCAGGAGACTTTTTGTTAATCTCCTGAACATATAATTGTTGTACCCAATCTGATGATGCATTTACTGTCATAACTATACGA